AAAAACCTTCAATCAGCTGCCCGATTCCGGTGCCCCACGTGGTGGTTTTGGTGGTGTCATTGATTAACACTGAGGAGATCCCAAACCATCGGGCGATGTCTTCAACCGAGAAGCGCCGGGTGTCTAAGAGCTGCAAGTCGGCGGGGCTCATGGAAAGCGGCTCAAACTTTGCGCCCGCCTCTAAAACAAGCAGATCGTCTTGGCCGCCTTCAATCAGCCCCCGGTAGTTTTGCCGAATCCTGTCGCGCTGCTCTGAGGTCAAGAGCTTATCGATCATAAATACGCCAGGGCGCTTGCCACTATTACTAAAGGTGGACTGGGTATGGTTTTGAGCCTCAATAGCAACGGCCACCGTGTTGCGCATGTAATCTAGGCGGCTCATGCCCACGATGCCATTACCCTTGTCTCGGATGTGAAGCATTGACGACTCGGCGTAGACGACAAGTTTTCCTTCGTAATTGTACTTATAGAGCACCGACTTATCGGGCAGAACTTCGACTTCCACCTGGTCAGCAGAAAGGGGCCACATCTCGATGGCTTCGCCGTTCTCGTTACGAACCAGCCGGGCATACGCATTACCCCGCAGTAAAAAGTTCAACACCATGTACTGCCAAAATTCCATCGGTGTGTTGCGCCGGTTGGGGCTATCGTGCAGCAGGTTCCATAGCGGCGTGCCTCGGGCCAACGTTTTGTTGCCCTCAACATCACCGTTACGCTCATAAACGAAGAGAGGTAGTGAGGCGATGTTATCGGTCAGTAACTCAACTGCCGCCCAAACCGCCGAGACCTGGAGTGCCCCATCGGTGCCGTAAATCGTATTTTTTTGATAAACGACCGATAGCGGCTCGGTGAACTGCACACCATCTTGCTGGCCGGTAGAGCCGATGTTGCCGAACCATCGTCGAATGGATTGATAAAAAGTGGCCATAGAGTTTACGCCTTAAAATTAAGCGGAGCACTGAGGAATCCGTCGAGGTCTCCTTCCTCACTCGCCTGCATTGCGCGGCCAATCGCCATGATCAAAGCGACAACACCGTCAATCTTGTTCTCGGGCCGTTCTTTGCGCGGATAGATGTTGTCTTTGGCATCCATGTGCGCAACGACGTTTGACATCATCCAAGTCATGACGGGATCATCGTTGTGATGAATACGCTTTTGCAGAACTAATGCTTCTAATTGCTTCATGGGCTCAGAAAAATTGAGTACCGTTGGACGCATCTCCACCATCGGGGCCCCTTGAGTCATCATGCGAGTCGACAGCTGGGTGGCCTGAAACGGGTCATAAGGAATTTCGCAGACCTGATATCGAGAGCAATCCTGAGTGAGCCCCTCCTCGATGACGGCAAAGTCGATCACGGCCCCCTCTGTGACGGTGAGCAATCCAAGCAGCTCCCAGCCTTGGTACTGTGAGTTTTCCCCACGGTCGACGGTCTCTCTGGGAAGGTAGTACGAACCAAAGCAGTAAAAATGCTCCTGGCCGTCGATTAGTCGCTTGTGTACAGTCACTTTGGCCGCAATATCGACCTTGCTTGCCAAGTCAAGAGCGATCCACGCGGGTTCGCCTACGAAACTTTCCTGATCAAGCGTCCGGTCAGCACACGCCTCCCAAGCCCTCATGTCCATCCAGGCGGTATCTGCGTTGACCCACTCATTGAGGTGCTTGGTTAGGAAATTGTTGGTCGCCGCAGGCATTTGCATGGCCTTAGCCTGAAGCGGCAGCAAGATCGCTGGCATTACCGACACTTTCCAGTTCGGGTTAGCCTTAATCAGGGCCTCTTCAGTGGTCCAGTCGTCCCCATCATCGATGCCGTAGATAATTCCGAACTGACTCTCATCGGTAGCGGTCTTATTTAGAACCTTAGATACGAAAGATCGAACCTCATAACAGATCCCTGCCCTGTTGGAACCTGCCGTTGTAATCACCCACAACAGCGACTGTGAGCGTTTTCCAATGGAGGTTTCAACGACGTCGTAGACCGCTCGCGTTTTATGAGCATGCAATTCGTCGATACAAGCGAAATGGGTATTCAGTCCGTCAAGGGTTGAGCCTTCTGCCGAGAGGGCTTCAAACTTAGACATGGTTTTGAGGACGTGGATATTGTGTGCGTTGACCTCGATGCCAAAGTGCGCTTTGAGTCCTGGCGTGCGACGCGCCATGTTTTGCGCATCGCCGAATACGATCTTGGCCTGATCGCGGGTCGTGGCGAAGGAATACACCTCCGCGCCGCCCTCTCCGTCGTGACACAGCATGTAGAGCCCAAGGCCGGAAGACATTGCGGACTTACCATTTCCCCTGGGTACCTCGATATACGCTCGGCGGAAACGTCGGTAGCCGTCTGGCTTAACCCAACCAAAGAGCGTGGTAAGAATAAATACCTGCCATGGCTCTAAAGTGATTAGGTCCCCAGATTTTGGCCCCTTAATATGGGGGAGCAGCTCGATGAACTCACAGACATCGGCGGCCCGCTGCTTATCAAATTGAAAGGGGCTCCCCTTTTTCTTCCAGCGCTTTAGGTCATCGATCTGTCTCTGACAAGCCGCGCGCACATACTTACCTGCCGGAATTTCCCCGCTAACGACTGTGTGTGCATAGTGTTCAGCGACGTAGCAGTAATCAAGGCTCATTTACGAGCGGCAAGACGAGCCCAGGGATCATCCGCCACCGTCTCCTCAGCCACAACGATGCGCGAGCGTGAGGCCGGAGTAAATCCCATCTCTGAAGCGGCTTTCAACATGATCTGGGCCTGCTTGTTCATGTTGGCCATATACGGGTTGATGACCGGGTAGCCTGCCGGGGTTTTGATGACCTGCCCGGCCGAGGTCACCTTCAAAGCGGCCTCGCGGTGAAATGCGCACGCGATGACCCACACCTGCAAAACAGACAGATCGAGTTTTTTCAAAAGACCAGCCGGAGCGTGCGCAATTGCGTAGTCCCAGATTTGTTTTTGCTCTGGCGTGAGATAGTCCGGGGCCTCGCAAAGGGTGCCGCTTGGTAGTGGCTCGCGCTCGTTAGAGCGGTCTTTGCGAAATGTTCCCTGGACGATCTTAAGCGGCGTGGGCTTGGGCTTGCGTCCTGCCATTTGATACCTCATTAAATGTCCGCTTATCAGCTGAAAGCGTCGCTTCCTTGCCAGTGAAGTCTTGCCAGCGACGCACGATCACATCGCAGTACTTGGGGTCGAGCTCGATGACACGAGCCACCCGTCCACTGCGCTCACAAGCAATCAGGGTTGACCCACCGCCACCGAATGGTTCAAAAACAATGTCTTCGGTTTTGCTTGAGTTTCGAATCGCCCTTTCCACCAGCTCGACTGGCTTCATCGTCGGGTGAAGATCGTTTTTTTGCGGCTTGTTGTAGTTCCAGACGTCGCTTTGGTTTCGATCGCCGCACCAGAAGTGGTCAGCGCCGTTTTTCCATCCGTAGAGGATCGGCTCGTACTGTCTCTGGTAGTCGGAGCGGCCGAGCGTGAAGGTGTTTTTTGACCAGATGATGAAAGTTGACCACTTGCCGCCAGCTTCAATCCAGGCCCGCTGGAGCGTATGCAGCTCCGAAGAGCTCATGCACAGATAGCAGGCCCCTTTGGTGACAGTCAAAATGTTGACGCAGGCGTCGTAGAGGAACTGGTAAAACTTGTCGCCTAATGCGTCGTTCATGATGCGTCGATCCTTGCCGCGCATCTTGTCCTTGGCAGTGTTGCCGTAGTCGACGTTGTAAGGGGGGTCGGTAAAGCACATATCAGCTTTCACCCCGGCCATGAGTTTTTCTACGTCGGTGAGAACTGTGGAGTCGCCGCACAGGAGTCGATGCGGACCAAGCTCCCAGATATCTCCGTGAACCGAGATCGGGGTCTCTTGAACCTCCGGAATCTCGTCCGGATCAGTAAGACCCTCGTTGCCGCTGTCCATGAGCCTGGAGAGCTCTTCGTCGCTAAAGCCGATCAGATTGAGATCCGCACCCAAGGCCTGCAGCTCGCTTAACTCCAGGCTCAGCAACTCCTGATCCCAACCGGCGTTCAATGCCAGCTTGTTATCTGCCAGTACGTATGCCCGCTTCTGATTCTCTGTCCACCCGTCGGCAACCATCACCGGGATTTCTGTGATCCCGAGTTTTCGTGCCGCTTGGACTCTTCCGTGGCCTGCGATGATCTGACCGTCCGGGGCGACCAAAACCGGGATCGTCCACCCCCACTCGTTGATGGAAGCCGCGATTTGCGCCACTTGGGCATCGCTGTGAGTTCGTGCATTTTTTGCGTACGGGATCAGCCGGTCGATCGACCAGCGCTCAACTTTGTCTGCGGGATTGTTCAAACACCCCCCCTTGCTCCAATTTGCCAACGGAAAAATTCGCTTTGGCGCGCGGTCTCCCACGGAAAACGTGGAGACTTTTTGACCGCCCCCACCCCCAAAACGAGTGGAAACCGGGTCAAAACGGGCGTGAGACGCCCCGAAAACGATGAAAAAGCGGTCATTCCACGCGAAACGTGGAATTACAAGTTAGACGTGGAATTACACGTTTGATGTGGAATTGCTCGGAGCTGACCTATTTGCCTGTGGCGTTACCAAAGCCTCCGTCCTCTCGTGCGGTCTTGGCGTTGTGACAGCGCACGCAAAGCGGCTGCCAGTTGCGCTCATCCCAAAACAACGTGACGTCACCCCGGTGGGGCACGATGTGATCCACGACGGTGGCTGCCGTGACCCGGCCAAGAGCCTGGCAAGACAAGCACAACGGAAACTGAGTCAGAAAGAGACTCCGAGACCTTTGCCACTTGCGATCGTAACCACGCGCACTTGAGCTCTTGCGCCACCTGTCCACCAAAGCCTTGCGGTCGTGCTCGGCTTTGATGTGCCGTTCGCAGTAACCCGGTTCGCCGATGAGCCGTCCGCAGCCAGGATGGCGGCAGACGGTCTTTGGTCGTTCAGGCATGCGATCGGCTTGGAATAAAAAAGCCCCGGATAAACACGGGGCAGGCCCGCCTGCGAGGCGAGAAGGAGACAGCAGGAAAACAAAAAGCCCAACGTCTTGCGGGCGTCGGGCTTAGGGGGAATTCTGGTACTTATCTAATTGGCCTCGATTTTCGACACCAAATGTATGGCTGTCAAGGGACTTTTTGATTGCTAATCAAACTGCTCTCAACAAGGCGCGCATCAAAGTCGCTCCACGCTTTCTTTTTCAGCGGCTTGAACACCGAGAAGAGTTTGGCGTTGTGGTTGTAGACCGTGTCTCGGGTGACACCACACAGCCTTGCAATCTCGGTAATTTCCAGCGGCACGCCAAAAAACCTCTTTAGCAAGTTGGCTCGCACGTTGGCATAGCCCGGGCAGATCTTCATGTCCTTCGCGATGTTGGACAGCAACCCGATGGCGGCAGCCCACTCCCAGTTGGTGAGCTCTCCCGAGCAGCAAGGAGCCTTGCAAGTGCAGGGCTTCGTCTTGTTGGTCATCTCGGCGATGATGATGGCCTCCCCGGTCAAGCCGATCGCGGCAAGTTCGGCGCGAATCATTCCAGCCTGTGCCGCCCCATCCAATCCAGAGAGCCCCCTGCCCCTTGCCGACGCGGGTTGCGCCATTCGACTCGTCAGGGGCTTTTGATAGTTCTGACCGGAAAAGTTAAGGGCGAAGGCGGCCGCAGAAGCGGCGCTTTGAAAAAGAGGGCCTTCAGGGTCTTCAATTCGATGGCCTGGGGCCGACTCCTGATGGCCGTGCTGTCGTTGAATTCGACGTTCACTCATACGCTCGCCTTTTGTTCCACGTGAATCTCGACAGTCACCGCCCCCATTCTTGTGTCCGACATTCGATAGGTCGGGACGAAGCGCTTGTCGTTGATGCCCAGCGCATCAGCCAGGCCGTCCATGCCACTTTTAATCCCCGCGATGCAGTTATCGAGATCGCGAGGTCTGCGATCAGGTGGGTAAAAGGTAACGAGTAAAGGAACCTCCGGCTCAGTGATTGGCAGCGGCTTTGCGCTTGCCGCAAGCACAAACCACGCGGCCCGGTAGGTCTTGGCTACCGCTGCCTTTTTGCGCCAAAAAACCCTGGCGTTTGGGCTCAGTTCCTTAGGAAACCATGGGAAAAGGATTCTCATCTTCTTGCTTCTTGCCTTTCTCTGATCGGTTTTCAAGTTCCATTCGGACCGCAGCGACGATGTCCGTCCTGGGTTGCGCCTGTGGGTGCCGCTCGATCGCGGCAAGCAATGCAGCCGCCGTGTATCGATTGGGATGGGCAGTGAGCACGAGCCGCACGCAGCAGGCCAGACACGAGCCGCGATAGACAAATCCGTTAGGCTTTTGGCAGCAATCACAGCTCACGGGCCTCAACGCAGGCTTTTCTCGAGAAGCTCGACGTACTGTCCAAACGTGACGCCGGGCTGCCATGGCACGCCAAGCTCCTCGCCTTTGGCCCGCACACCGTTCACGCTTTCTTGCCAGCGTTCGGTTTCCCGGGTCTTGGGGCCTTCGTTTTGGACCCAATCGGCCTTAAAACCCGTCCAGCCTCTCGCACAGCACTCCTGAAGCGCTTTCTCTAAGGACCACCCGGCTTTTTTTGCCTCCCGAGCGATTGCAGCGATTGCCGTGTCGGTAGGCGGTGACTTTTTTGCTCGCCGAAGCTTGACGAAGTCATTCCAAACCTCCTGCGAAACCGCTTTTGGAATTTCAGCTTCTTTCCTTTTTGATAAGACAACAGGATTCTGCGTCTGGCTGCGCTCTATCTTTGTCTCTGTCTCTGTCTCTGTCTCTGTCTCTGGTGTATCAAGTTGATATCGCTCTGATATCAAGTTGATATCAGGTTGATATCGCTCTGATATCAAGTTGATATCATCTTGTTCCAGCCAGTGATTGAGCCCCAACAGCAGCTGATTGATCTTCTCTTCGGTCATGCGCAGCCGAAAGGCCAATCGTCTGCTGTCGGGAAGTTTTCCCTCCTGATCGTCGTCTTCGCTTGCAATCAGCCACAGCGCCACCAGAAGCTTGGAGACCTCACCATCGAGGGCGTGCCAATCCGGGTCATCCAAAAGATCCCGATAAAGCTTGATCCACGGCGGCCTGCGGTCTTTAAAGTGCTGATACCTCAACCAATTTTTGATACGCAGAGCCATCAGGCATCTCCCGCGCACGACGGCTGATAGCTGACGGGAGTCTCACCAGATGACTCTCCCCAATAGCTGACGGGAGTCTCACCAGATGACTCTCCCCAATAGCTGACGGGAGTCTCACCAGATGACTCTCCC